TTCGAAGGGGCGGCGCAATCAGCGCCTGGCGGCAATGTTTTAGGCGAAATCAAGGGCGTCAGCGAGCCTTGGCGAAGTCTAAATCCAGCGCCCCCCGCTGCAAACGTCCCCCCCGGCGGCTGGGGCGCACCAACAGCAGGGCCGTATGGTCCTGTAAGTAGTGATATCACTGCAATAATGGGACCAGAAGGGCAAATCTACAACTCCTACCCCGCGCAATGGGTCGAGGCCTCAGGGCGTCCCATGAGTGGGTCTACGGAAGCTATTTTCAGAGGCGGCCCAAACCCACTGGACGCATCGCTGTCGGGGCCGTTGAATGTGGCCGTCCCCGGATACGCCACGACCTTGGGCGCGGCCTCTGCCGCAGCAGGGATGACCCCGGCCTTAACCAGCGCCTACATGACGGGAGCAATCCCAGAGTTTGCTGGACTTTCTTTTGGCGCAGCAGCCCCGGCGGCAGGCGCAGCAGGCGCAGGCGCAGCAGGCGCAGGCGCAGGCGGTCTAGCCGGGTTGGGAGCGGCGGGGCCGTTGGCACTAGCCGGAATAGCATATGCGCTTATGCAAGCTAAGAAACAGCCATTCGATCCTACAGGGGAAACACGCCGATTAAATGAAATTGAAAATATGATGCAGGGCGGCGGCGGCGAGCATGAGTTAACAAAAAAGTTTGGAGCCGGAATTGAGGGACTAGAGCAGCTTGTCTACAACGAACCATACAAGACTTTAGATTTGATCAAAGCTGTGACAAGCGGCGGCGGTGGGGCCGATCCATTCGGCACGGTGCGCCAATCAGGTGCTACTAATCCAATCGCATGGTCGCCCAACGTGTCCGCTTTGGTGCAAGAAAATATGCACCTACTGGAAGCGGCCAGAGCGGCGGGTCAGGCGGCTGAACCTTCCGGTGAAGGCGATCCAGCCAAACCGGCGCAGTATGTTCCCGCTCGCCTATATGTACCCCCGCCGGTCTGGGATTATAGCAGCGATCCAGACGGTCCACCCCCTTCGGGCCGCGTACTTACTGGCGATGAATATTATGACCTTCATGGCGGCGAATTTTAGACCGCTGTGACACGCGAGGAAGAAGTAGCACGCGGCAAAGCCGCCGAGCTTCTGCTGCGTAACGAACTGCTGGCGGATGCATTCGACAATCTTGAATCGACCTATACGGCGGCGTGGAAAGCGACCGCCCCAGGTCGCACCGATGAGCGCGAAAGACTGTTTGCGCTCACCACGGCTCTGCGCGACGTGCGCGGCCACATCGAGCAGATCGCCGTGACCGGCGAACTCGCACGGCGGCAGCTAGGCATCGACTAGACCGCCCACCAACCAAAAAGGTTTATTAATTATGCCTATTTCCAGCATCCCCGAGGGGCCTGGCACCGGACCGCTGTCTGTAAATAGCGCGGTCGAACACCTTCTGGCAGCAGCGGCTCCTGAGCAGGAATCACCGGCTGAAGCGGAAGAGCAACCAGCGGCGGAAATTGACACTGCTGCTGAAACTGACGACGCCGAGGATGCTGCGCCCGCGGAAGCGGTAAACGCAGACGCCGAGGATGACTATGAAGTCTCCGCCGCCGATGATGCTGACGACGATGACGAGGCCACCATCGACTATTACACCGTTAAAGTTGACGGTGCCGAAGTCGATGTATCGGCCAACGAACTGATCGCTGGATATCAACGCAACGGAGACTACACGCGCAAAACGCAGGCCGTGGCCGAAGACCGTAAAGCGGTCGAAGGCGAGCGGCAGCAATTTGCGCAAGCGCAGCAAGAGCTTCAAACCATGAGAGAACATCTTGCTGCCAGGCTTCAAATGGCCGAACAGATGTTGCAGGCAGGCGCCGGGGAACCGGAGCCGAATTGGGACCAGCTACGCGAAGACGACCCGATGGAATACATGGTCCAGCGGGATCGACATCGTGACCGGCAGGAACAACAGCGCCAAGTCCATCAGGAACGGGAAGCGCTACAAGCCCAGAACACAGCCGCTGCACAACAGCAATGGCAGCAACATCTTCAGAATGAACAGGCAGTGCTTCTCGACCGAATACCCGAATGGCGGGATAACGATGTGGCGGCGAAGGAGAAATCCGAAGTCATCACCTACGCCCAACGCGCCGGATACAGCGAGCAGGAACTGTCCCAGGCATCTGACAGCAGGGCGATTTCGATCCTGCGCAAGGCAATGTTATTCGACGCCTTGCAGGACGCAACGCCCAAGGCCAGGGCCAAGACCAAGGCGGCACCCAAGATGGTGAAGTCCGGTAAGCCCACAAGCAAGGCCGCAAAATCATCCAAGCGGCGAGCAGACAGGCTCAACCGCATAAACAAAACCAGCGGCAGGGACGCCATGGCAGCAGCCGTGGACTATCTGCTCGAAACTTAGAAAGGAGCCATACCATGGCTACTTGGACAACCAGCGCAGCCATAGGACAGCGCGAAGACTTGACTGACGTGGTCACTCGTATTGACCCCTCGGAAACGCCCATCTTCAGTAATGCGAAGATGGAAGTGACGAAGGCGGTGTTCCACGAATGGCAAGTTTCCGAACTCGCGGCGGCCGTAGACACAAATTACGTCAACGAGGGAGCGGATTATTCGTATGTTAATCCCAACCCCACTACTCGCCTCGGAAATTATCATCAAATCTCGGCCCAGGCCGCGCAAGTTTCCGGCACTCTCGACGCCGTATCGCTTGCAGGCCGCGCCAAGGAATCCGCGTTCATAAAAATCCAGAAGTCTCTGGAGCAGCGTCGAGATATCGAAAAGTCGCTGTGTAAAAACGAGGCGCGCTCCGGTAGTGACGCACGCAAGGCCGGCAAGTTGATGAGTTACATCACCAACATCAACGTCATCTCTGCGTCTACAACGCCCGCCGGAACAGGAGCGGACGTAAGCGACTTGGCCGGCACAAACGCCGCCCTGACGCTTGCTAAAATTGATGCAGCGAACAAGCTGGCATACGAGGACGGGGGTAATCCTGACATCCTGTTGGTGTCTCCCGGTAACAAGGTCGCGTTTTCTGACCTGTCTTCTGGCAGCGCAGTGACGAACCAGCTTCACATGACGAGCCCGAAAGAGGCCACGATCATCGGCAGCGTGTCGATGTATCTTACCGATTTCGGCATGTTGAATGTAACGATTGACAGGTTCTGTGCGGATGATCGTCTGTTCCTTTTGGACAGCGACCACTACAGCATCGGGCATCTTCCTGGGCGTATGTTCTCGGTTTCGGACGTAGCTCCGTCGGGAGACACGACTCGATTCTCGATCGTGAGTGAATGGACTCTCATTATGAAAGCTCCAAAGGCTCATGGTGGAGTTTACGATCTGTCTACTTAGTAGCGTACCACCTACCGGGGGCGGCTTCGGCCGCCCCCACCCTTTCCCGGGCGGCATTGGCCGCCTTTTTTATTGGGTGCCGCATGGGCAAGAAATTACTTTCATCTGATCCGCTGACGCGGAAAAAAACCTGGCTAACTGACGACGCTGACGGCCTGGGCATCCAGACCGAGCAGGACGCCACGCCAGTGCTTGACGCCGCAAAGGCCGAGGAAGCCGCCTGGCGCCCCGGACAGATGATCGGCAATACGCAGAAGCATCAGCAAAAGGTCGCCGAGATTCCGACTGCTTTGTATTTCGATCTCCTGGCAAAATTTGGATCGCCAAAACACAACCAGAAAAAATGGCTGCAGTGGCTGCAAGACCCCGACAACAAATATTTCCGCACCAGTGGCGGCAGGCTGGTCTAAATGGCGATTTCAACATTCGATGAACTGAAGACCGCGGCTGCGAACTGGCTCGGGCGCGACGACCTGACCGACCGCATACCCGAGTTCATCGCCATGGCCGAGGGCCGCATGAACCGCACCATCTTTGCGCGTGCGCAGGAGGTGCGGTCCACGGCGACCCTGGTGGCTGATGACGCCTACACCTCGCTGCCGACTGATCTGCGCACCATACGCGCGGTGCAGCTAAACACCACGCCGACGACGGTGCTGCGCTACATGCCGCCTAGCCAACTAGAGCGAACCTATCCCAGCACGACGACCGGCAAGCCCCTGGCTTACACGGTGATCGGCGTGGAGATCAAATGGGCGCCAACGCCGGACAGCGGATACACCGCCGAGATTTTATATACCCAAGGCATCCCGGCGCTTAGTTCCAGCAACGCCGTCAATACCTATTTAACGCGGTCCCCTGACGCCTATCTGTACGGCACGTTGACAGAGGCCCACCGCTATCTGATGGACCCAGGCCAAGCCAACAATTTCGATCAGTTGTTCGGCCGCGCCATGGGCGAAATCAAGGCCGAGGACGATGAGGCCCGTTGGGGCGGATCGCCTCTGCAAATGAAAACAGCTTCTGCCCCGTAAGGAGAATATTAAATGGCAGCTTTAAGTAACTTTGCCGAGAATGAAATGCTCGACCACATGCTGGGCACGGGCGCGTACACCGCACCATCAAACGTCTTTCTGTCGCTGTGGACATCCGACCCAACTGACGCCGGCAGTGGCACCGAGTTGAGTGGGTCTGGGTATGCGCGCCAGGACATCAATTTCGGCGCAGCGTCCAGTGGTGTCGCCACCTCTTCAGGCGTGGTGACGTTTCCGACCGCCACAGGAAGCTGGGGTACGATCACCCATATCGGCATATCGGACGCCGCGAGTTCTGGAAACTTGCTTTTCCACGGCGCACTTTCCGCCTCTAAGGCCATAGGGTCAGGAGACGTGATGCAGATCGCAAACGGCGCGATTACCATAACGGCGGCCTAACAATATGGCCGACATAGTTGGGCCGACACTTGATCAGCTCGACTCTTGGTATGGGGGCAATCTCGATAACTTCCCGACCTCGCTAGATGACTCATTTTGGGACACGGCGACATTACGCGATGCCGCGTCTGCATTAAGCGTATCGGCAACAGTCGCAGCGACAGCAGAAAAGGTCATAGGCGGCGCGGCAGCACTAAGCGTCTCGGCCACGGTTGCAGCGGCAGGCACCAGGGTTGCGCTGGGAGCAGCAACGCCGTCTGTTTCAGCGACAGTTGCAGCGGCTGGTGTTCGGGTTGCGCTAGGCGCAGCCACGCCAAGCGTCTCGGCTACGCTCGCTGCCGCTGGCACGCGGGTGGCTCTGGGCGCGAGTGCATTGTCCGCCAGCGCAACGGTTGCCGCGGAGGGCATACGCCTCGCCCTTGGCGAAGCCGCCCTAGCTCCAGCGGTGACGCTGGTTGCTGCCGCCGAAATCCTTGGCGAAGACTGGTCGTCAGTATCGGACGAAAGCGAGGCATGGTCGGAGATAAGTGCCGGGTCCGAAATCTGGGCCACGGTATCTACAGGCAGTGAAAGTTGGGCGAGGCAAGCATGACGGCAGTTAATTTCGGTGAGTGGACGCCCGACCAGCCTGACTTAGGCTCTGGCTGCGCGGACGCTTTGAACGTGATACCCACCGCGAAGGGCTACCGCCCATTGCCGAGTTTATCTGCGTTGTCGAACGCAGCCGACGCGCGCCTACGCGGCATCTTCCCGGCCAAGCAGAGCAATGGCACGGTCAAGCTGTTTGCCGGCGACGGAACGAAGCTGTACTTATTTGGCGCTGGTGACAGTGATCTCGACAATGTTTCCAAGTCCGGTAATTACACATTGACCGGCGACGAACCCTGGCGTTTTGTGCAGTTTGGTAACATCGTCATCGCCGCCAGCAACAGCCAGATATTACAGTCTTACACGTTGGGCAGTTCATCGCTTTTTGCAGACGTGACCGGCGCACCGACTGCTAAGTATCTCGCTGTCGTGCGCGACTTTGTTATGACCGCCAACACCTCGACATCCAACCAACAAGTGCGCTGGAGCGGCATCGGCGACAGCACAAGCTGGGCGGCCAGTGCCACAACGCAGGCCGACAGCCAGACGATCTACGGCCTGGGCGCCGTCACCGGCCTGGTCGGTGGCGAGTTCGCCACCATACTGTGCGAAGAGGGTATTGTGCGCGGTACATACGCTGGCTCGCCTTTGGTCTTCCAGTTCGATTCTGTAGAGACAGCCCGTGGCTGCGCGATACCCGGCAGCGTGGCCGCCATCGGGTCAAGTACGATTTTTTGGTCAGGCGACGGATTTTATATTTT